TATATCACGTGCTATTAATGTAAGTCAGCAAGCTCTAGCAAGATGGGAAAATGGACGCTCCATACCAAGATATGGTGTTTTAGATAGATTAAAAAATTTTCTAGAACAAGAATTTGAAAAAATCAATAGTAAATCCTTGGTTTGTTCAATGACTGATGACTTTACTCCAAAATCAAAAGAGCACAAGCCAAAAATTGAATTGCGTGATTACTTTGCGGCTTCCTTTGTGAAGTCAGGTCACATATTTAAGAGTATTTCTGATGGAAACACACCAGAGTTGGTGGCAGAGCAAGCCTATGTACTAGCAGACGCAATGCTGAAAGCGAGGGAAGCATGAGCGATATTGTTCAACAATCTCCAGAATGGTTTGCACAGCGTTGTGGAAAAGCTACAGCATCCAGAATCTCTGACATTGTTGCCAAGACTAAGACAGGCTACAGCACAAGCAGAGCAAACTACATGGCTCAACTGGTCGTGGAACGCATGACTAACCAAGTAGCAGAGTCTTACAGCAATGCTGCGATGGAATGGGGTGTGGAGAATGAGGAATTTGCCAGAGCAGCATACGAGGCTAAAACAGGCAATATGGTCGATCAGGTAGGTGCTATTGACCACCCAAGGATTGCCATGTCTGCTGCCTCTCCTGATGGCATTGTGGGTGATGATGGATGCTTGGAGATTAAGTGTCCAAACACTGCTACACACATTGAGACATTGTTGGGAGATGAACCTGCAAAGAAGTATTACGACCAGATGCAGTGGCAAATGGCTTGTACGAACAGAAGTTATTGCCATTTCGTGAGTTTCGACCCACGGATGCCATCGCACTTACAACTGTTTATCAAAAGGATCGAGCGCAATGATGACTACATTGAACAACTCGAAAAAGAGGTAGTCCAGTTCTTAATGGAAGTGGAAGACAAAGTTAAAAAACTCAATGAAATTAAGGTGTAAATATGGAACAGCTACAGATTGACCAAGAGTATGTTGTTTCTGCATTTGACTATCAAGATGGTCAACTGATTCGCAAGATTGGCAGAAAAGGAGAGGTTGGTTCTGTTGCTGGATGCCTTCATAAAGGCACAGGTTATATCCATGTGAAGATAAAAGCGAAATCGTTTAAGGCGCATCGTTTAATTTTCTTGTATCACAATGGATATTTGCCTGAACTTGTTGACCACATTGATGGAAATAAATTAAACAATCGAATTGAAAATTTGAGGGAAGCAAGCAAACAAGAAAATGCTCAAAATCAAAAAATTCGATTAACTAATTCTTCAGGCGTTAAAGGAGTGTCATGGCATAAAGTCAATAAAAAATGGAAGGTTGCATTGTGTAAAAACTACAAACCTTATTATTTTGGGTCTTACGAAGATAGAGAGTTAGCTGATCTTGTTGCTGTTGAAGCTACAGATTTGCTACACAAAAATTTTTCAGCATATAAAGGAGTGTTAAATGGAACAGCGTGATAACAGCGGAGTACTTTTTCGCAACGACAAGAAAGAAAAAGACAATCATCCTGATTACAAAGGAAATATTCGTGTTGGCGGTCAGGAATTCTGGCTCTCAGCATGGGTTAAAGAGGGCAAGAACGGCAAGTTCATGGGATTAGCTGTCAGCCCCAAGGAAGATCAACCAAGCCAACCTCAAAGCAAGCCTAAAACTAAGATTGAGGACATGGACGATCAAATTCCATTTTAGATGTGATTCAATGGGGAAAGCGTAAGTGAGTACCCACTAACTTAACAGGAGTGAATGATGAGTAAATTAGACGATATACATTTTGGTGGTGAAGTGAAAAGATTCTTTGACTTACCTATCTTTGGTCGGGCTAGAAATTCTGACCCAATTACCAGTTATGAAGCTGCTGACTCAGCGCAAGAGTTTGCTTCCGATCATTTCAACAAGATTTTGGGTGCTTTAAGGACTCATGGTGCGCTTGGAAAAGACGGCATAGCCCAACACAGCAAACTAGACTCAAATCAAGTCTCAAGACGCTTGAGTGAGTTAAAAAAGATGGAGATGATTGAGTTGACAGGCAATAAAGTCAAATCAAAATCAGGCAACAATGAGCGTGAATGGCGAATTAAAAAAATTTCCTAAGACTGGAGAAACAAAGTGATTACAAACACAATTATGATAATTTTATTATTAGCAATTGGAGTCTTTGTTGCTATTTTAGGAGTATTCTTTTTTATTTTGTTTATTGGTGAGTAACTGTCATATTTTCAGGATAAAGTGGGTTTGCGGGATTTTCCGCATCCATTTTTTAGGGGAATATCATGTACAAAGTTGTGATTGACATTGCTGATTGGTCATGGAACGAAGATCAAAAAGTGACCATTGAAACAGATGATTTTGAAAAAGCACAAATCATTCAAGAATTCATCGAGTTCCAGAAAGATCACGGTTGGGCTGCTGATTACGATGTGGTTGAGTATGACGATGAAGAAGACGAAGCAGAAGATGCTCAGTGCGATGAAGAAGTTGAAGTCGAAGACGAAGAAGACGAGTATCAAGTTGGCGACATCGTAGAAGATGAAGATGGCTTGGTTGGGGAACTGATTGGCTGATATACTAGCCACGCAGTTGCTAATTGCAGGGGGCATTTCGCCCCCTTTTTTTATGTTACATCGTGAATTTTGCCTCGAAATTCAACTTTATTTTCAGCCCATGTATGGACAAGTTCAGGCCACAATAAATTACCATCATGGTATGTAAGGATGGCAAATCCTGATCTCCAATTGGTAGGAGATAGCTCTAAGTAATTCTCAAACTGAGGTCCTGTCGGTTCAGCCAGTGTGCCAGTATCCACCCCAAACCTTGTGCCGTTGTAGTCATCAAATGGGGTCACTTTAAGGCTGTGTAGATGCCCTGTGACGATATTTACACCAGCATTGACAGTGTTGTTGTGTGTGGCATGAACTCCACCTTTCCATCGGTGTTTAACCACTGTATTCTCAGTAGGCCAACAAGCCCAACATGGATGCCACGCAGGAAAATGATCCTTAAGGGAAAACCCTTTGACAAATTCATACTGTGGTGCGTTAGCCGCCAAGCGGTTTTCAAATCTTGCATCATGATTGCCTAGTGTCCAAATCAATTGCGTGTTGTGTCGTGTCTTTTTTGCAACATCCTCAATTTCACCCATTGCAATCTCACAGGCTTTGAGTTCTTGGATTACAGATGGAACTGTATCCCATCCAATCCTTGGATAACGAGAGATACTAGCCCCATCAAAAATGTCCCCGTTAGCAATAACTGCCACAGGTTTAAATTCTTTAATAGCCCATAAAAGACCTTTAAATGCTGTCGTATGAACGCCCGGCCAAAAATGAGCATCACTGAAAACAATAACAGTCCCATTTAGTATTCCCAAGTCCTTACGAGCAGCACTAGGTTTGGTTGTAGCGTCTCTAGGTTTTTTTACCTCTAAAGATTCACCGTATTTAGTTTCCAACATTCTGCGCCTACGGTTTATGCCTCTAAGGTGCATCCCTGTGGCTGTTGCCATTTGAGTGGCTGACTGATGTTGTTTCCAAAGCTCAATAAACTCTTTGTCAGTTAATTTCATATATGCGCCTTATGAAAACCGCAATGTTGACGCATATTTATGACAGTTTATTTAATCAAGCCATTAAGACATCAATAGCTGCTTGAGTTCTGGCAACACGATCCTCGATGCCATGAGTTCCACCATTGATCTTCTTGGTTAAACCCTCCATATCTCCCTTATCAGCATAGTTGTTCAGCTTATTCTTATTCCAGAACCAACCAGCAGACAATGCAGCATATTGAGGAGTGGCAACCAAGTCAGGGTTTTCCACTAAGTCAACACCTAATGCTTCACCACAAGCCTCATAGTTGCTTTTGCCTGTCAATTGGATCAAGCCACGACCACGGTAGGCATAACCCTCACCTGATTCCTCGTCACCATTGCCCATACGACTTGCATAGACCTTGTTGGCAATCTTCTCAGGGTTGCGTTCACAATTCTGTCCATCACCAAGGGTAGGGAAACGCTTAGGCCACACACGGCACAAAGATGCAGCAGAGTAGTTCAGATTCTCTGACAGGGCTGTAAAGCCACCAGATTCGTGAGCACATTGACCTAAGAAACAGGCTTGTCTCTCAGGAGTTGAAATGTCAAACTTCTCAAAAGTCTCGTTGATGGCATCAATCCATTCACCAGCTTTGGCTGGCTTCATCTTCAGGATTTGGGCTAATTGCTCAGTCTTCATGGTTTCCCTTTTAGTGTTTGATAAACAGTGTTGTATGCCTCTATACACGCATTCAGTTGCCTTGTATTGGCATCTCCTTGGTCGGTGATGGCGACAAGATTTCGAGCAGTCGTTGGGTCAAGTTCGGCACTTGCTTGAACGCTATCTCCGGGGGGAGTGGGGGAATCTGCGGTGGCTGATATGGGGCAGTTGGCTGCTTTGACAGGAATCCGCAACTTGAGAGAACCAGAGTCGATAGAAGAATGCAACTTTTGAGTTTGAAGTTTGGCTTCATAATTTGCCTTTGCAAGTTGATTTGCAGTGTTGTTTACAGCAGACACTAATGCCTGTTCTTTTTGTCTGGCTTC